AATCCCGGTACCGGGCCCGGACCAGGTCCCATTTTTCCCGGTGGTAATCCTTTTCCATTCACGGGACCTGGAGATAATGGTGGAGATCAGTTCTTCTATAGTCCGGATTTCGTGACGGGAGAATCTCTTTTCAATACCGAATTCATATTAAGTGATCCATTGAACACAGTTTCTTCTGCCGAAGAAAAAATAGATAACTCTACGGTAACAGAAGTAAAATGTGTACGGATTCCTACAGGTAAAAATACCTATGAAAATACATTTGTTCAATGTACTGGACGGGAAGATGATCCCTGTGTTAAATATACTTTATGTGAAGGAGATTGATATATGTTTAGATCTACTATAGATTATGATCGTAAATTAGCATCTTCTGGTTGCTGTTGTGTTCCCGGTCAAGACGGTGGATTAGGTGAAGGATTAGCAAGTGCTGATGAAAATACAACAGCATTTAGAACAACGTATAGTAATTGTGTTTCTCAGGGAGGTTATTTTTCCCCATCGAATGATGATGATGATTGTTCTGGATTTGTATGTCCGGACAACGACACAAAAGGATGCTGTTGTGCTTGTTCACACATGACGGCGGAGGAAAAAAATGAATGGTTGAAAGATCCAGATCAACCACTGTTTGGAACTAAGGATGGAATAAGTCCGTGTGAATGTACTCGTCTTGGTGGAAACTGGGGAGATTATGAATGTTCTGAACTAGATTCTATTGGTAATGGTAGACAGACTCTTTGTTTTGCCTCGGGTGAAGATGCTGCTATTCCGGGAAGTCCCAACGATGTTAGGTGGCCTTCTGCATGTTGTGTGTATGACGAAGGTGGTAATATTAGGTGTGAAAATGCATGTACACCAGAAGACTGTTTATCTTTCGGTCAATTATCAATATATTATGATGATGGTAGTGTATGTGGATACGCAGGACCAGATGGTCAATCTCCTAGATATTGTGAATCTAGTGCTTTTGGTGATGGAGATGGAGGTGGATCCGAACAAAGATCAGGATCTATCCGCGACATAATCGACAATATAGAATCTTCTTGTACATTCATAAACAGTGTTTCAGGAAACCCTGAATGTAGCAGAATGAAAAAATCTCAATGTGATGTGTTAGGTGGATTTTTTGCGGGAACAGATCAAGATATGAATCCAATACCATGTAAAGAATTTCCTTCAATTATAAAAACAAAAGAATTAAATATTCCAAAAATCACAGAAGAACAGGCAAATGAAATTCCTATCGGTGGTGATTTCTATGGGTTGGGTATTTATTGTGGTATATATGAACCGGGTGTTTCTGTTATTCAGGGAACTGATACCAATACTGGAATAACATCTTCAATGACTTCCCCCCTAAAAACAAAAGGTTCTGTCGGAAAAAACAAACACAAAAAGATTATTATCATGTCTTATCGTGATTTTGGTTGGGGTAATTTTGGAACAGAAAGAAATAAAGTAGAGACATCTTCTTGGGATGGAAAACATAATATTTACTCTTCAACAGGACTTAAGGGTAATCTTGTAAATGCCATTAAAAATTTTAAATCAAATGGTATAGGTGGATGGTCAGTTCCTTCTGTAGAAGAGTGTGGATTTATCCAAGAATCTATGATGACTAATCCGGAAACTTACCTAGCCTTGTCGGTTGATTATATGAGAGGTAAATTGTTAAGATCAACTCCCAATGATTTTAATGTTCCATCTTTCTATACGACACTAACATCTACTGTTATAAATATTGGTGGAGTTTATTATAGTAAAGGATATTCATTTGTCCAAATTGGAGACTATGGTAAGATTGACAAAGAAAGAGGATATAGATCTGTTGATATATATCCATACGATCAATCAAATATTATCATGAGTCAGTTAGATCAACCGATGGCTATAAGGTTAATTAAAACAATCAAAGTTGTTGACTAAGAAGTGGAGATAATATAATGACGGAATTTAGAAAAGAAAAAGAAGCAGAATCGAATAAAGGAATTTCTAAAAAAATAGGAATGGTCCAAAGTTTTGCAATGGCTTTAGCGTCTAGAGGATTGAATAGTAAAAAGATAAACAAGGCAACAAAGCAACTTCGAGTTCTTAGTTGTTTCGGAAACAAAGAATCTGGCGGAATCCTTCCTCCGTGTGATCATCTCAAAAACAGCGATACTGAAGGTAAACATTATTGTGGAGCATGTGGGTGTGGTGATAGAGAAGCAACGTGGTTGATTTCTGAAAGTGAAAAGTACAGTAAATTAGATTATCCCAAAGTAGCGTGTCCCTTACACATGCCTGGATTTACAAATTATGCAGCCAGTCAACCCGATGAATCCGAAACTCCAATAACTAGAAAATATTATATTGAACAAATCGATTACACTATTCTAGAAAAGGTAAAGGTTGTTGTGACAGAAGCACCACCAGAACCTCCAAAAGAAGAAGTGTCTGAAGAAGAACAACCAAAGTAGAAGCCTATTTTAGCACTAAGATCTTCTCTGTGTTTATACATACTATAAACTACAGGGGAGTTTCTTATGGCTAGTAAACTACAATCTAGAGATGATATAATTGATTATGCTCTGAGGAAATTGGGTAGTCCTGTAACAGAGATAAATGTCGATAGACAGCAATGTGAAGATAGACTCGACGATGCACTTGAGTTATTTAGAGAAAGACACTTTGATGGTGCCGAAAAGGCATTCTTTTCTCATAAAATAACAGAAGATGATATAACGAATGGATATATCGACACTGATGCTTTAGGTGCAATCAACGGACCGGACGGAGATGCACCAACAGGAAAAGACATTCTTTCTGTTGTTAGTGTATTTCAGTTTGGTGATTTTGCAAACATAAACATGTTTGATGTTCGATATCAAATGGCACTCACTGATTATTTTGGAATTAATCGTGGACTTGGTTCTAATGCGAGTATGGGACTCGCATCATATGATAGCACCAAAAGACACATTGGATTAATCCAAGATTTCTTTCAACCCCAGAAAAGAATCAGATTCAATAAAGTAACAAATAGATTACATGTTGATATGGATTGGAGTGTAGAAGTTACAACCTCTCAGTATTTTGTAGTAGAAGCATATGTTGCACTAAATCCAAATGTTTTCACTCAAATATTTGATGACCGCTTACTTAAAGAGTATGTAACGGCATTAATAAAACAACAGTGGGGACAGAATCTTTCTAAGTTTGATGGGGTTCAACTTCCGGGTGGTGTATCTCTTCGGGGTAGTGATATTATGAATGAAGCCAGAGAAGAAATACAGCGTATCGAAGAAAAATTCCAACTAGAATATGAAGAACCAATAGACTTCATGACAGGATAATTCATGGCTAGAAATCCACACTTCCGAGAAAATGTTTCTAGTGAACAGAAACTTATAGAAGACCTTTCCATTGAAATAATACAAACAATGGGAAAGGATATGATCTATATCCCTAGAACACTAGTTAGAAAAGATGATTTATTTGGTGAAGATACCACCTCTAAATTTTCTAATGGTTATCCTATCGAAATGTATATTCAATCTGTAGATGGTTTTGAGGGTGAAGGAGATATACTCGGTAAGTTTGGTATAGAAATTAAAGATCGAGTGAGTCTAGTCGTTGCAAAGAGAAGATTCAACGAATCTGTAGGATCATATGCTAGTCTAGAAAGACCAAAAGAAGGGGACTTAATATATTTTCCCCTAAGTGACGGTTTATTCGAAATCAATTTTGTCGAACACGAAAATCCATTTTATCAATTAGGTAAATTATATGGATACAGATTAGACTGTGAATTGTTCACTTATAGCCATGAAGACTTCGAAACTGGTGAAAGTGAAATAGATGATACTCAAACTGAAAGACAAAAAGATCTAGGTGATCATATTGTTCCACTTGATCCATCAACAGGTGCAACAGCAGGTGACAATGATTCGTATGAAGACTTTAAAAATATAGACAATATATTCGACTTCACGGATAAAGATCCATTCTCGGAGGGTAATTACTGATGTTCACACCATTTTACAACGAATCTCTCCGAAAATTAGTTATTGCATTTGGATCTCTATTCAATGATATTCGAGTCACCCGAGAAGATTCGAAGGTGATAAGAGTTCCTTTAGCATATGGTGCTAAGGAAAAATTTATAAGAAGAATAGAAGAAGCCAGTTCTATAACCGACAATACTGATGTTGCGATTACATTACCTCGTCTGGGCTTTGACATCACTGCGATGTCATATGATCCACAGAGAAAAGGAAACAAACTCAGAAAAAGAATTATGAGAGATTCTGATACTGGGTTGTCGTATTCATATGCAGAAGTTCCTTATAACGTATCATTTGGTTTATATGCATTTAGTAGATCTATGGATGATAATCTACAAATGATAGAACAAGTTCTGCCTTATTTTACTCCTGAATTTAATGTTACTGTAAACATGAATACATTAAATCAGAAAGTGGATGTTCCTATTGTGATGAATAGTGTTCAAACTACCGAAGATTATGAAGGAGACTTCTCTAACAGAAGAACTATTATCACTTCCTTTGATCTTACTGCAAAATCTTATATCTATAATAGGATCAAGACTGGTAAAGTTATTCTTGAATCCACGATTGATATATTTGGTAGTTATGAAAAGTTTTATGCAGACACAGATTCAGCACAAGATCTTAGAATTACAGCGACAGGTGCCTATGTGGGTGCTACCGGGACGCAGGGATATACATCAGGTAATCGTATTTATGGACCTATAAGTTATGAGTGATAAAAAAAGTGTTAACGAAAAAGTATCAGATGCTCTTGATATAAAATTTGAAGAAGAAACAGTGCAACCTATTTCATTAACACCTACAGAAAAATCTGTAAAAGAAATAACTGTTAAAAAAGAAGATATGCTTGCTCTTAGAGAGAAACATGCAAATAAAGATTATGCAGATGCAAGAGATAGTCTAAAGGACTTAATAGATGTTGGTAGAGATGCGGTTGATGGTATTCTAAAGGTAGCATCAGAAGGTGATCATCCAAGAGCATATGAAGTAGCATCACAGATGCTTAAAACTGTATCTGAAATGAATAAAGATCTCATTGGTTTACATAAGCAAATGAAAGAACTAAGAAAAGAAGAAACGAATATAAATCATACGACTAATAATTCGATTTATGTTGGTTCCACATCTGATCTGCAAGATCTTATTAATGAAGCGAGAAGTGCAAAGAAGGCACTTAATAATAATATAATTGATGCAGAGGTACTTGAGGATGACGGATAAAAAAATAGGATACCTTGGGAACCCAAATCTCAAACAAGAAGGTATCGAAATTGAATTTACAAAAGAACAGGTTGCTGAGTACATCAAGTGTTCTCAGGATCCTGAATACTTTATTGAAAAATATATTAAAGTAGTTTCTCTGGATGAGGGACTTGTTCCGTTCAATCTATATGACTACCAAAAAAACATAGTCAAAACTATTCATAACAATAGATTTGTAATTGCAAAACTTCCCCGGCAGTCCGGAAAGTCTACCACAGTCGTTGCATATATTCTTCATTACATACTCTTTAATCAAAGTATGAATGTGGCTATTCTTGCCAATAAACAAGCAACCGCAAGAGAAATCTTGAGTAGATTGAAATTAGCCTATGAGTATCTTCCGATATGGTTACAGCAGGGTATTGTTGAATGGAATAAAGGATCAATTGAGTTAGAGAACGGATCTAGAATTTTAGCGTCTGCGACTTCAGCATCGGCTGTTCGTGGTGGATCATTCAATATGATTTTCCTTGATGAATTTGCACACGTTCCCAATGGTATCGCAGAAGAGTTTTTCAGTTCCGTTTATCCAACAATTACATCAGGACAAACAACAAAGGTTCTTATGGTTTCAACACCGAATGGACTGAATATGTTTTATCATTATTGGAGAGGTGCTACAAAAGAGTCAGGTGAATTAGGTAAGAACGAATACTCTCCAATTGAAGTTCATTGGAGTCAGGTTCCAAAATTTGCTGGTGGACCTCTTCGTGATGATGAATGGAAGCAGCAACAAATAAAGAATACAAGTGAAGATCAATTTCAAACAGAATTTGAGTGTGACTTCATTGGTTCTTCTAACACTCTTATATCTTCTCATAAATTACATTCATTATCTTGGGTGAAACCTGAAATTAAAACAACAGAAGGCCTTTCTGTGTATGAAAAAGCAAAACCTAATAGAATTTACGTTTGCTGTGTAGATACTTCACGCGGAGTAGGAAAAGACTACAGTGCATTTGTCATTGTGGATATGACAGAGACTCCCTACAAAGTAGTTGCAAAATATAGAAATAATATAATTCCCCCAATGGTATACCCCACTGTCGTAAAAAGATTATGTGAAGAATATAACAATGCATATTGTCTGGTTGAAATAAACGATATTGGTGGACAGGTTGCAGATATTCTTTATGACGATCTGGAATATGAAAATGTTCTCATGACAGCCAATAAAGGAAGAAAGGGACAGACTATTAGCGGTGGTTTTGGTGGTAAGGGTGGTGTTTATTATGGAGTGAGGACTACAGTTCCCGTAAAGAAGACAGGTTGTTCTGTATTAAAAAGTCTTATCGAAGAGGATAAGATGGTAGTAGAGGACATTGATATTGTAGGAGAACTAACAACATTTGTCGCAAAACGAAATTCTTTTGAGGCTGATGATGGACATACTGATGATTTGGTTATGTGTTTAGTTCTTTTCAGTTGGTTGACTCGTCAGGAGTACTTTAAAAACTTAACAGATATTGATGTAAGAACTGATATTTACGAAGAAGAAATAAAAAAATTAGAAGAAAATACAATGCCTTTTGGTTTCATTAGTGGAAGTATATACGAAGAAACTGAGGGGGAATGGGATGGTAATGATAGATGGTTTGATAACAACCCTCAACAAGATACTCATGAGGGGTTATAACTAAAAAAGAGAATTCTATACATATACTGAGACAAAAGGCTCAAAATAACAATTATTTTAGTGCTAATGTGCTAATCAGATGCATCTGAACTCAAGGAGAAGACAAAAATGGCCAGACCAAATGTCACAGTAATAATAGACGATCAAAGTTTTGTAATCGCAGGTACTGAAGCGGGATCAGTAACCAGAGGCGGTTTAGTAAGCGCCCATGGTCTTGTCCAGGCGGTAGGATTTACCGGAGAACGCAAAACTGGTTTAATGACAATCGGTAGTATTTCGGATTGGGTAGGTAGACTTAAGGTTAACGAACCAACTGGTGTTCAGGGAGAGGCTGATGGGTTTTCTGGTGTAGTTACTCCCGGAGGAACTGCACAGAGATGGCCTGCTGGACCTACCGGATCATGGGCAGGTGAGTGGTGGGCAGTCCACAACTTCCTCCAGTACGGTGGAGTAGCAGTTGTTGGTGGATCTGGTGATGCCACTGCGGTATCATCTTCGACTCCAACATCTACAAACTCTCCTCTACACGCCACAGACATTCCTCTAGATGTTGTCTTCTGTGGTAATACCTACAATAGCGGTGTCGCTTCTAACACCGCAGCCAACCGAGGTGGACTTGAATTCTTAGGAACCCCGTCCGCACTTCAGGTTAACACTGCAATTAATATCGCAACCACAAGAGGCGACTGTATTGCATTCGTTCCAATGGGTGTTACGAAAGCAGATAAAGCATCTGCTGCAACGATTTCTACTTGGGACAGCGGAGCAATCACTCCACCCGCATCTGAATTCGTAAGTGTTGTCTTCGGTAATAAAAAGCACCTTGGTGTTAATAGAGACACTACAGAAGGTACTGAGGGACTAGTAACCACAAACTGTTCAGCAGATGCTGCCGGTTGTGCTGCTAGAACAGACAGAGAGTCCGCTCCTTGGTTCTCTCCTGCTGGTACACGAAGAGGACAGATCCTTGACGTTGTTCGAATGCAGGATACACCAACCGATGCAGAGATGGATGTCATGTACAACAATGGTATTAACCCAATTACGTCCTTCCCCGGTGAAGGAACCATGTTGTTCGGAGACAAGACAAGCAAAGTAGGAACGAGTACACTCAGTCGAATTAATGTTTCTCGACTGTTCATTTTCCTCAAGAAAACGGTTGGTGCTGCTGCAAGATCTAAACTCTTTGAGTTCAATGACGAAGACACCAGAGCGTCGTTCGTCAACGCAGTAACTCCTCTGATGGAAAACATTCGTGCAAGAAGAGGTATATTTGACTTCCGAGTTGTTTGTGATGAATCAAACAACAACGCTGCTGTTATTGATGCAAACCAATTCGTTGCTGATGTCTTCATCAAACCAAGCAAGTCGATTAACTTCATCAAACTTACCTTTACTAACAAGAACACGGGGGACGACCTGGGAAACTAAGTAGTGGAGGAGGGACAACAACGCCTGGAGGAACTCAATTGAATTTCTTTACAACAGGTCCTAACTTCACACCACCAAATACTAGTACACCATAGTCCTTAAGGAGAAAAAAACATGGCAGACATGAACATTACTAAATTCAAGGCAGCAATCGACGGGAAGATGCGTCCGAATAGATACCTCGTCTCGGGTGAATGCCCAGGCTTTGGGAAAGTCCCGTCTCTTTTAGTCAAAGCCGCTTCATATCCCGCAGCAAGTATTGGTATTATTCAGTTACCATACAGGGGAAGAATTGCAAAGATGCCTGGGGATAGAGCGTATCCAGAATGGACATTCAGTGTCTACGATACCTCATCTGACGGTACGGAAGGTGGAG